AGTGTTACTTTGCTCAGTATTTAAATCCGGCTGTGAATTGTCTGTATTGCTAAAGGTTACGCGCAACTCACCAATGTTTTTGTCACGGTTTGCCTGTATGTCGCTCGCGTAATCGACATATAGAGAATTTGTTTTGGCCGCGTCAATGAGTGACCATTCGCCGTTGTAGGTGTAAACACTCGACCAGCCCCGTTCGCGTGTCCAATTACGCTCGATTGATTGCAACTGGATCCCCTTTGATCCTTTCCATAAAACGCTCATTGATTAAGTGGTTTTGTGTTGGTGTTTATCTGGTTCAACGTGCGCTGCATTTCGAAGAAAATCGGCGGAGGTGCGCCCGGACCTGCCGAAATAAATTTAGCGTCGGAGTTTTTGGCGTTTCTAATTATTCGCGTTGTTGCTGCTGTTGCCGTTGCTGCCTTGTTTCCGGCGGCAAACATTAGATCGGTTTTTTTATCGTCGAGACTGGACAACAAGCCAACATCAGCGCCGGCAATGACTCCAAGATCTCTTGCCCTTTTCATTGTTTCTTCCATGCCCGCTTTGAATACTGGCAACAACGCGACGCCGCTTTCCTCCATGATTTTTTGCAAGTCTGCAAGCGCTTCTTCCCTGTTAAAACCCTGTCCGACTTTGCTACCAATTGCTTGAAACAGAGCGGCCGGAGGTAACGACAATTCCTCGTCGGTAATACCAAACTTTGCAAAAGTTTCTCGCATTCCCATATCGCGAAACTTAGTTGCGCCGGTTTTTGGATCAACAATAGTTTCGTTTGCTCGTTGTTGTGTTTTGGACAGACCTTTGATTGCCGCAACAACTTGTTCGCCGGTTGCGCCGCTCTGGTTTGCTGCAAACTCCATTTGCTGAAACCGCTCCGGCGTTACACCAACCCGACTTGACAGATCGCGAATTCTTGCCGCTTTCGGTAGACTGTTAATTGCAGCGGCAACGCCAGCGGCAACGCCCCCAACAATTGCACCGATCAAACTCGTTTTTATTGCCCCGCCAAGCCGGCCGGCCATTTTGCTCGAAAACTTTTCAGCCTCACGATCTGCTTGCTGCAAACCGGCTTTCCACTTGCTACCGTCAAGCGCGACCTTTCCTTTTAATTCAAATTTTGGCATTTGAGCTTTTCAAATACTTGTTCGAGATTGTCGTCAACAACACGAATGCCGCCTTGGCTTTCGTTGTAAGCTAGAACAGCCCAAAGGATCTCGCCAAAGGGAGCCTCCTTGATTGTCTGCGGATTGTAATTAAGCTTGTGGATGCAGATGTTCCACACGGTTTGAAGGTAAGGCGTACCGATAGTCGTTCCGCTTCCTTCGCTCATCATTACTTGGGGTGTTGCGGTGTTTTCCTCAACGTATTTATTCCAAAGACGCAAAACGTGTTCGAACTTTGCTGGCTTTTTGTGAGTGTTGCAAAAAGCCCATCTTTTAACAGGAAATAACGTGTTGACGTCTTTGGTTAACCATCGAACAGATTTTTCATAGGTTCGGCTCGCGATATTCAAGTAACGCCACAAATCAATGATCTTGTTTTGCCCTCCGTCCATAAACCGTTCAATCAGCAAGCAATGCCCGAAACGAAGCGGCCCGAGTTCAAAGCCCGCAATCGTCCAAGGCGCTGGTTCAACTGTTGAGATCCAATTCATCAACTGGCGTCGTCGCTTATGTCGTTCGCATACATGGTGCAATTCAGCGACCATTCAGCGATCCCGCCGGCTGTGCGTGTTTTTTCCGCTGTATCAATAACCCACAATCCCTCGCCGTCGGTGTGGGATCCTGTCAATGTGGCGTTTGCGTCATCACTTGCAACCTCTGCCCATTCGTCATAAGAGACGATCAGCTTGTCGCCCGCGTCAACATCGACTGCAAAAGCGGTTTCGGCGGCGGATTTTGTTGATGCCGTAACAAAGCAAGTCATCGTCAAGGTGCGCTTTTGATTAAAAAACACTTTGCCCGTAACCTCTCCGTTCCCGTCCATTACCTCTTGTGTGTCGGATCCTTTGGACATTCGCACATCTTGGAGGAAAACGCTGGTTTCGGCGCTGTTACCTGATTTGATCAACTTTGCTGATCCGCTGCCGATGCCAAAGACAATCGGACTTCCTTTTTGTATTACACTCATTTTTTTGGCGTTTGATTAAATGTCTTTTTCTGCAATTAACAAATTCAATGTAAAGACTTCGGCGACCATCGCCTCTTGTTCGTCAAAGACTGTTTCGGATCCCGCTCGCGATAAAACTCCAATACACGAAAAGCCGGTCGCTTGGGCGTCAAGCTGGCTTGGTAAATCTTCAAAACGTAAAGCGTCCGCAACTCTTGAAACAGCCCCGTTAAATCGGCTTGTGCTGTTTGGCTCCCCCTGTTCGTCGATCTGATCCTGAACGCTTACGGTGACGTCAACCGATGTGTTTCCGCTGTTTAGTGGCATCTCGTCGCCTCCTTCACAACTGACAACCACACACGGAAACTCTTTTATGTCGCCTCGAGTTCCGGCGTAAACTTCGCCCGAATACTCGCTTTTAATTAAACCGACCAATGCTTCTTCTGTTTTGCTCCGTGCGCTCATGCGTTAAATTTCTTTGCGTCTTTCTGCATTCGTTTTGCTGTAAAGGTCCGCATGTCAAGCGCGTCCTCTTGCATTGCTCTTTGTATAGCTTTCGAACCTACTTCAACCGCGCCGGCGACTTGATTGACGATTGTTGCGGTTGGATTTAATCCGTTTCTAGCTGGTGTACCGTATCCTTTCGGCTTGCCTTGAACGTTTACTCTTGGAGGTCTTCTTCTTACTTTGGCAAGTGGCTGTAAGTCTTTAACAGCGCCTAGAAAACCTGAACGTATAAACCCAATTTTCATTTGCCTTATGAATATAAGCTTATCGATTTTTTCTCGCATTTTGTCACCGTAATAACCTTTCCTTTTACGATTGCGAGCGTTGAGGTTCACTATCAAAGCGGCAATAGGTGCTTTCGGGTGAACACTGCTCATACCCTTTAGATCGCTTCTTATTTTTGTTTTCTTAGCCTTTGGCGTATATCTTATGCTTTTGTAAGCAATGTTAACCGCTCGCTTGTTTACAATCTCGGCCAATGATCGACGACTTAATTTCATATAAGCCTTAAGGGCCGCTTGAAATTCTCTGTCGTCAATTGTGATACTAGCGGCCATGACGCTTGTTTAAATTAAGCTGATAGTGTGCGTTGTTTTTTGTAATCTCTCCAACGCGGTATTTAACGCCCGAGGCTGTAACGTGTGCGCCTAGAATCGGAACAACTCCCGCGTCGCTCCATTGCTTGCGCGATGTTGTCAAAATCAGTTCAAAACCTTCAACGAATCCGCCGTTTTCGATTTCCTTGCTATCGGTTCGGCTTGTTTCTGTCGCCCTGTATTTCGCCCCCGCATAATCAAAGACAATCCCAATTTCCGACTCGAGCATTGTTTGCTGCTCAAAGGCAATTCGGTCTTGCTCGCTTTGACGGGATAAAGTATCGGCAAGACTCAAGTTTGTGTAATCGGGCGATCCGCTTACCACTTCGCTTGTGTAAACATCCACGCGACTTATTCCGTTACCGTCTGGCAAGTTAAGGTTGATCGTTATCGCATCCTCAAAATCGCCGCTTGTGTTCGTCCTTTGCATTACATAGGCGACCGTTTGATAATAAGCCTCGTCGGCTGTGACGCGGAACAATCGCCCGTTGTCCGCCCATGTGTAACCCTCCGCAATAACCGACCATGAAGTCGGACTTGCGGCGGCGGCGGTTTCATACAAAAACCGATTGTTCGTTTTAGTTAGTTTGTTTAAGGACATAACAAAAAAACCCTGCCCCGCTGTAACAGGGCAGGGCGTCGAGCAGACGACTAAACTACTCGGACTTGCGGCGTTTTTTGGGCGCGGATTTGGCTGGTTGTGTGGAAAGCTTGCGCCGCTTCCAATATGGCGGTTTGCGGTATGTGTAAACATCGACGAATTTACCGTCGGGATTGTTTACCGCTTCCAAAAATGATGATTTACACTCTTCAGGTGTGCCGATTTTAATCATCTCGACTTGGCCTGAACCTGTAATTCCAACCGTAAATGATGGTTTCTGTATCATTGTTTTACTCTTATGCTGATAAAATTCTTTTCAATGCTTGGGAATTCCCGATTTGAACTCCATACAATAGACCGACACTCACTTTGTGTTCACCATTATTTCGATCGTACCATTGGCGGAACTGGACAGGAATGCCCGTTACACTTTCTACTGAATCGACCACGGTCAAACTTGGATGAACCGGAGTTGCTGGCGCTCTTGCCGCGATAATTAATGCGCTCGGATGGCAAACGAAGCCCGCGAGATTTTCTCCGTTTGTCGGGATCGCTGAATATTCATGAATCCCAAATCCATGAATTCGGTCTGCTTGATTGTCGCGAATAGCGCTTGAATTTCCGTATTTTGAAGCGTCTTGGATCGCCACATCCTTCTGAAGACTCGCGTTGTAAACTGGCGAAATCAGGGCGGATCGAAGCGCCTTGTTCACCTTCGAGTTCGTCAAATCAGCGGCCAGATCGGCAAGATCATCCGAATCGAAATTCGAAGAAGTGATCGTTGTTGATGCGCTGAAATTGCTATTTGTCACAAGCGCCAATAATGAGTCGAGAACCGCTTGCGCAGTTGCTTCGATGGCCGGCTTAACAAAGGTTCGTTGCAAGAAATTTACGTCGCCGGCCTTGCTTGCTTCGGCATCCTTGAACCCGTAAACAAAGCCTTTGAAATTGCTCAAAGTGCATTGCTTACTAGTCGTCTGAAGGTCTGTTGATGTATAACCGCTTTCCAGATTTTGAGCGGTAACACTTGAAGGCACACGCGTTGTAACGCTTTCGCCTCGATCGAGAATATCTTGCGAAAAGTTACGCGTGAACGCTGACAGGGGAACGAACTCGCGCCCCATATAGTCCAACGTTTGTTCCGCTATGGCAGCAAGGAAACTGCCTCCAAGTGTGTTACCCATGATTTTATTAAGCGGATTTAATGCGTTTCAATGCGCCGCCGGAACCAAGTGCGCCGGAGTTACCGATTGCCACTCCGTAAAGAACCCCAAGGGAAATCTTGTATTCACCATCGTTTGGTGAATACCAGTGGCGGAACTGGAGCGGAAGTCCGATGTCTGTTGTCACATTTTCGACCAGCAAGCCCGGATCGTTCGGCGTTGCCACTTGGCGAGCAGCCATAATCAAAGCGCTCGGATGAAGCGCGATTGCTGCCAAGTTTTCGGAGTTCGTCGGTATGTCTGAATACTCATACAGATTGAAACCGTGAACTCTTCTAGCGGCGTGTTCTCGAACGGCATCTGAGGATCCAAAACTTGAGCTGTCTTGGATGATGCTATCCTTCTGAATGGATCCAAAATATGACGGAGGCAAAATCAATGATCGCTCATTCTTGGGAATTTTGTTTCCCGAGAAATCCGCGGCCAAGTCTGCCACTTCGTCGGCGTCAAAGTTTGCGGCTGTTATCACTTCGCTTGAACCAAAGCTTGCGTTCGTCGCCAAAGCTAAAAGTGAGTCCATAATCTTGTTATGGACTGCTTCTAAAGCCGGAGCCATGAACACGTTTTCAAGCCATTTTGAATCGCCAGCTTTACTTACTTCGGCATCTGAAAATCCGTAAACGAATCCGTAATGCGTATCTAAAGAAACTGTTTTTGCTGTGCTTGTGACGTCAGTTGACGAGTATCCGCTTGATAAATCTTGAGCGGTGACACTTGAAGCGACGCGAGTCGTTACAGATTCGCCTCGATCTTTAATGTCTTCGTTGAAATCTCGCGTAAATGCAGCGAGCGGGTGGAACTCGTAACTTAAATAATCGAGTGTATCTTGCGCAATTTGCGCGAGGAACGTTCCGTTGAGCGTATTGGCCATGTGAGTTGTTTTCTAATTATCGATTTGGTCGGATGTGCTCGTTGTAGTAAGCGCGTTTTTCTTTGCCGCTTCGGATCGCCTTGTAAGCTTCCCAATGCTGCTCAAGACTCATCGCGCTCTTTGCAACGGTTTCTTTTGTTTCCTCGACCGGCTCGCTCACTCCGACGTTCGCCAATACCTGCGCGGCTTGCTCACTTGCGGATTCCTGCTGTTCTTCGAGATTCTTGTTTGCCTCGTTTAGCAACTGGATTTTTCCATTTGCTTCATCGAGCGCGGTTTTGTGTTCCGCTTTCAAACTGGTTAATGCGGCGTCGTGTGCTTCGGCCGCTTGTGTGTTCTGCAATTCAAGTTGTTCAACGCGCTTGTTTGCAGATTCAATATCTGCGGTTAAACGAGTGATTTCTGAATTTGCCTGAATGAG